CTCCCTCGGATCCGAGATCCAACAACGGAAGTTCGACGGCGACACGCCGGTGATGCCGATCTTGATGGCCGAAACCTCCGGTCATGGGACGGGCAAAAGTGCGATGGGCGGGTGGCTGGTCGACTTCATCATGAGCACGCGGCCGCATTGCGATCTGACCGTCACGGCGGGCACGTATACGCAGCTCGAGGCGCGGACCTGGCCGGCGATCAAGTTCTGGAAAAAGCTGTCGATCACGGCGCCGTGGTTCGACGTGATGGAGGGCGGCATCTACGCCAAAGACTTCCCCGATACGTGGAAGTGCCAGATCCAAACCTGCAAAAAGCAGAACGCGCAGGCGTTCGCGGGGCAGCACGCGAAGCGATCGACGTCGGGCTATATCTTCGATGAGGCGTCCGAAGTCCCCGACGAAGTGTGGACGACGGCGTACGGCGGCTTAACCGATGGCGAACCGATGTTATTCGCCTGGGGGCAGCCGGTGCGGAATACGGGCGAGTTCTACCGCGTGTGTTTCGGATCGCTGGCGACGCGGTGGAACCATCGGCGCGTCGACGGGCGCACGTCGCGTTTCACGAACAAGCAACTCATCGCGCAGTGGATCGCGGACTACGGGATCGAGTCGGATTTCGTCAAGGTCCGCGTCCTCGGCCTGCCGCCGTCGGCGTCGGAGCTGCAGTACATCGACAAAGCGCGCGTCGACGCGGCGCGCAAGCGGGTGCAACGGGCGTTGCCGGATGATCCGCTCGTCGCGGGGTTCGATGTCTCGGGCGGCGGCCGGGCGTGGAACGTCATTCGGTTTCGGCGCGGGCTCGATGGGCGCGTGCGGGAGCCGATCCGGATGCCGGGCGACAAGGATCCCGATCGGTCGGCGCGCGTCGCGATCTGCGCGGAGCTGCTCAGTGATCGCCGGCCGGGGTATGAGCTCGCGATGTTGTTCGTCGATGCCGCGTTTGGGGCGCCGATCGTCGCGCGGCTGCAGGCGCTCGGGCACACGAACGTGTGCGAGGTGAATTTCGGCGGCGACAGTCCCGACGTCCATCAAAAGAACATGCGCGCGTTCATGCACGCGCAGACGAAACAGTGGCTGCTCCTGGGGTCGATTCCCGATGAGGATCAGCTCTGCGATCAACTGTGCCTGGCGGGGTATCACCTGGATACGAGCGGGAAGCTCGTGATTGAGTCGAAGGCGTCGATTCAGGAGCGGGGCGAGAGCTCGCCCGATGATGCGGACGCGTTGATGCTGACGTTTGCGCAGGCGGTGGCGCCGGTGGCGGTGCTGCCGCCGCGGCCGCCGGCGCCGCGGTCGAAGTGGGGGTAGCGTGTCAAGGGGCTAAATCCCGAAAAAAAGTCCCGATTTACGACCCCTGACATAAGGGGCGGTCTGTGCTAGGGGGGGCGATGCGGACGTACTGGCTCTCGTTTTGTGACGGGTCGCGGGCGGAGGGGGCGCAGTTCCTGGGCGTCGTGGTCGTGGACGTGACGGAGGCGGAGGCGGCCGCGGCGCTCGCGGACATCGATCGGGAGTGTCCGGGGCATCGTGATGACGGCGGCTGGATCGCGGCGGCGGCGCGCAAGGCGCACGCGCAGGGCTGCAACCCGGGCGGGGACGTCGCGGCCGTGCGCTATCCGGAGGCGTTCGCCGCGGGCCTGGCGGGGCTGCCGCGGGGGCAGCTCCTGCAGGTCGATGCGCTCCGGGCGCTCGGGGTGCTGTGACCTCCCGTCACACGGGCGATCCGGAAGGAATGGCAGAGGAATGCCATTGTTAGGGGCTCGCCTCGAGCCGTGGGCGCCGTTGCGGGCGCCGCGCTGACTCCTCCATCCTGACCGGACGCAGACCGTCCCTCCGCCGCTCCGTGTCGCCTCGAGGCGCCGAGTCGCCCGGCGGCGGGCGTGCGCCTGGGCGGGCCTCTCGAACCGCTGGTACGACGTTCTGACGCTCTGTGACCTCGAGGACGTGGTGAGCGAGGACGGCGCCGTATGAGCGGGGCCGCCGAGGGGCAACGGGCCGCGGATGCCGGCTGGCGGGTGCGGGCGTCGGGGCTGTTGGTCCCGGACGACGTCAGCCGGGCCCGCGAGGTGTGGGCGTGGGCGGACGTCCGAAACCTGAACCGGGTGATCGCCTTGCTGAAGGACCGTCGGATCACGATGCTGCTGCGCTGCGAGGCGCCTGACTGTGAGGCGCGCAAGCTCGAGCAGTTGGCGCATGCGACCGACGGCGGGTTTCTGTTGCGCTGTGGGCACGCCGATCGTGTGTTCACGAAGGCGATCTGATGCGTGTTCCTGATCGGCTGGTGTTCGTCGCGTATCGACTGCGGGCCGCGGCGGCGCGCGTGGCGGGGCGCTGGCGGTCGCGCGGCACGATCGTGTGTGCCGTCGAGACGGGGCGGGCGTTCGTGGGGCTCGGCGCGGTGGCGCGGTGGCGCCTCAAGCGGGATCTGGTGCGTCGCGGGCTCGCCGAGTGGGTGAGACGCTGATGGCGCGGACCCACGATGACGTGCTCGAGGAGCTCAAAGAGCGATACGTAGACGCCACGGCGCAATGGGACACGATCCGCAAAGAGGGTACGCTCGACATGCGGGCCGTGTCGGGGGATCCGTGGGATCCGCTCGATCGCGACGCGCGCGAAAAGGCCGGGCGGCCGTGCCTGAGCCTCGATGAGCTCGGCCAATACACCAATCAAGTTATCAACGATGTCCGGTCGAATGCGCGCGGGATCACGGTCACGCCGCGAGGCGCCGGCGCGAACGACGTCACGGCGCTGTTTCGGCAGGGCAAAATCCGCGACATCGAATACCAGAGCAACGCGCAGCAGGCGTACACGACGATGCTCGAGAACGCCGTGCAACGCGGGTACGGGTTCCTGCGGATCAAGGCGCAGTACTGCTATCCCGACAAAGGCTTTGATCAGGAGCTCTGCATTGAACCGGTCGTCAATCCGGACCTGGTGACGCCGGATCCGGATCATGTGCGGACGGACGGGCAGGATCTCGGGTTCCTGTTTTACGAGGAGCGGCGATCGGTCAAGGCGTTTGCGCGGGAGTTCCCGGACGCGACGGTGCGGAGTTTCGACAACGCGACGATCAACGCGTCGCAGGGCTGGGTCAACGGCGTCGATCTGCGGCTCGCGGAGTATTGGGTCAAAGAACCGCAGGCGCCGCGCACACTCCTGCTGCTGAAACCGCCGCCGCCGTCGGCCGCGGACCCGAATCCGCAACCGATCGAAATCTACGAGGACGCGATCAACGGGGTGGCGCCGTCGGCCGATCAGATCCTCAAAACGCGGGCGATCACGCCGATCACGGTCAAGCAGTATCTGACGAACGGCGTCGAGATCCTCTCGGAAACGACGTGGCTGGGGCCGTCGATTCCGTGGGTGTGCTGCTACGGCAAGGTCATCTATCTGAAGGGCGCGCAGGGGCGCGCGGAGCGGCAGCTCCTGAGCATGATCCGGCTCGCGCGCGATCCCTTCATGCTGTACTGCTATTACCGGACCTGTCAGGCGGAGCTCGTCGGCATGACGCCGAAGTTCCCGTATTTCGTCGCGAAAGGGCAGCTTGACGCGGCCAACCTGCAACTCCTGGCGGATTCCCTCAAGCAACCGGTCGCGGTGATCGAATTTCTCACCAAGACGCCGTCGCAACCGGAGGGCGGGCTCGGGCCGCCGTCGCGGCAGCCGTACGAACCGCCGATCCAGGCGCTCGAGATGGGCGCCGAGGGCGCGCGGCGGGCGATTCAGGCGGCGATCGGCGCCTCACCCCTCCCGACGCAGGCGCAACGCCGGAACGAAAAAAGCGGCGTCGCGCTCAAGCAGATCGAGGACACGGCGCAAAAGGGCTCGTTTCACTTCGTCGATCATCATGACGAAGGCGTCCAGCGGGCCGGCGCGATCCTGAATGAATGCATTCCGTTCTACTACGACACGGCGCGCGAGACGAGTGTCCGGGATGCGAAAGATCAACCGCAGATGGTCACGATCAACCGGCCGGGCGCGCAGAATCCGCAGGGCTATGGCGGGCACATCGACGCGGCGCGCGGCGATCATGACGTGACGATTTCGGTCGGGCCGAAAAAGGACAGTGAGCGCGAGGCGGCGTCAGACTTCGCGGACGCGGTGATCGGCAACCCGCAGATCGCGCAGGTGCTCGGGCCGCAGAAGGCGTCGGAGCTGATCGCGGCGTCGATCCGGCTGAAGAACCTGGGGCCGATCGGCGATGAGATGGCCGAGACGATTTCCCCGAAGGACAAACAGCAGATCGATCCGCGGCAGCTACAGCAACAGCTCGGGGAGCTGCACGCGCAACTGCAGAAGCTGCAGCAGGTGGCGGCGGGGCAGGCGCACACGATCGAGACGGATCAGGTGAAGGCGGACGCGCAACGCCAGATCAAACAGATGGATC